GTTTTCATTCACAATCTCCGTACGACTTGCCAGTACCACTTTCGCAATCGACAGGAAGGCCCTCTGCCCAGTCTGGTGTCCATCTCATACATGTCTCCACGTACGCTTGTGCTTCAGCGACTTCTTCGTCGGGTACACAACATGCAATCGAATCGTGTACCGTTAGTACTACATTGTGTTTCTTATTAATTAGTAGCATCTGCTCGCCTATTATGCAACGTGCTATAGCCTGACACACGTTCTCGATAACCTTACCACCATATATCCGTGTTCGGCCTCGACGTATTTTGTATGTATACTCGAACCCTTTCTCAGATTGCTCCCCATGTAAATCAGGATAAAATATCTTTAATCCGTTAGGTATTATAAGGGCTTGGTTCTCAGGGTCTACTCCAATGATACCCTTCTTTCCGAACTGCACAGCGCGGTTGTTAGCCAACTGCTTGACCATATAGTTAGCGTCTTTCCACACCTTACTAATCTTGAAGTTAGCCTCTCGGTATATATTGATAACGCGCCGCGCCTCGTCCAACTCGATGTCGAACCCGTATTGTTTTAGTTGCGCTTGGAACTTCTCTGCTCCCATGCCGTAGCCCGCACCTAGAATTGTAGTCTTACCCACAAACCTTTGATCTTTAGTTACGTTCTCTACAGCCACGTTGTAGATGCTAGACGCCATGTACTTATACACGTCCTCACCCTTGGAGAACTGGTCTACTAAATCATTCTGTCCCGCGAACCACGCGAGTACCCGTGCCTCGATTTGGGAAGAGTCGGCTTCGACAACTGTGTGTCCTTCTGGTGCAATGATAGCCCTCTTTAACTTCTTACCATTTGGCCCACGGCTCGGTAGGTTTTGTAAGTTAATCTTATCCGCTCCACCCCATCTACCAGTGTGCGCCGCGTAGTACCTAATCGGTACGGGTAAACGTCCACGTTTAGAGATACCTATAAACCTCTGTGTGCGTGTTTCCTCAAGAGTAGATTTATTTCCAAGGCGCGCCGCTACTAGGGATTGCACACGATCATCCTCATGTTCCTGCAATATCTTGAAGTCTTCATCACTCTTAGCAAAGGCGTACGTCTCCTTGCCTGTTGTCAGACTGATCTTCATAGGTGGCTCAACGTTGAGACCACGTAGCATGTCAGCAAACTTGAGATTTGACATCAAGTCTTTCTTGTCTGTCACCCCTGCATCGCGCAGTAGTTTGTCCTTACGATCTTGCGTGTCTTCCAAGTGCTGTTCCAACAACCCAAGGTCTAGGTCAAGTATCGGATCAATAAACATACGTAGTGTAACGTCGATCAGCTTTAGCTCAGTGCGCGGAAAGTTAGCTCCCATAATCTTAAATAGTTTATACGTTAGCTCGACATCCTGTATGCAGTACTCGCCGTACTTCTTAGCTTCTTCTGCAGTGAAATCGGCGGGGCGTTTACCCTTGGCATTGTTTACCTCGAAACCTTTTTCGCCGATACCATAGCGTTCAGATAAAGCCCGCAGTGATGCACCTGCCTCTATTCCGTGTAAACCTCTACCCATGCACATAGTGTCAAACCACACCTTCGGCTTCACACCATACCGCCAACTTAGAATAGACCCATCGAACATAGTGTTCTGCGCTAGGATAGCACTGTCAGAGAAGTCTATGTGCGTTAGTAGACGTTCGATGGTCTGGGCATCGTTAAAGTACTTCGTAACCTTGTCGTTCTTTTTGATAGCAAGGCCGATCACTTCGAAGCGTGGATCGCGCACATAACTCTCTGTCGTTATCTTGGATAGCGAATACTCTTGGTCGTAGTAGGTCTCAAAGTCGAGTGTGTATACGTCCATCAGCTTTCCCCCTCCGACGCCTTAGAGTCATAGTACGCATCAGTCAGGAGATCGACTAAATACTCGGAGACAGAATCATAGCCCCCCTCAACGGCCTGTATAATGGCGAACTTCCATACTTCGTGTGTAGTTGTCCTCTCCAGTACGGGGGCAAACGCTCCGACTTTTATACCGTACGAACGTTGTAAAGCGGCTAGATTTTTAACCTTAGTGTCAATCATACCCTATCATCCTCACCTAAGCCGCGCCGTTGATAAGCTATAAGAAAGCTAAGACAGCATGCGGCGTGAGCTAAATGTGAAAACCCTGTTTCGGGGTCGTTATCTTCACCTCTCCACCAAGCCCACATGTGACGCATCATAGCACTAAAGTAACGGCTCCATGATGCACCTTGCGCCCAGTTGTGCGCGCTGTATTTCTGTGCGCCGAACGTAAGTACTTTCGCTGTTTCTTCTAGCAATTCTGGTGGCAATAAATCGTACCTAGTCTTAGCGTTGTCGTCCTTTACAAACTTGATGGGTGCTTCTTCTCTCCAGTTGGGTGACGATATCGTTTCTATCATCTTATCGACATACTCCACGTCCGTATTCGTTGCCTCAGCTACTTGGCTAGAACTTGCCCCACGGTTAGTAAGTAGATACGCCCACACACGTTCTTCAACTGAATGGGTATCTATATCAATCATATCTTGTATCCTTCTTTACGTCTATTGCTCACAAATTTATTCAACGATGTAGGGTCACCAGATACACCAATAGCTTGCCAAGGCGTTTCGATCTTAGTGTTTGGGATTATTATAAGCATCCGTACTTCTTCCTCAGCGATAGTGTGCTTCTTAGATAGTTTAGAGTTTATAAAAACTTTCTCACCGTTATCTACCCGTACCCCAAAGGCAGTGCCTGTAGGCATTTGGTGGGTAATAAAAACTTCTTGTGCTTCCATACTATTAATAATGCTCATGTTGTTTATTCCTGTTGTGTTGTTGCCCAATACTTAATTTGTGTTTCTGTTTGGTGCATGTTTGTTTCGTTTACGACCCAATCAAAACCCCCTGCCATTTTAATATCGTCTAGGTTCTTTTGTTGCAGTGCAGTAGTCTTCCCCTTCCCTGCTTTACATTCAATACCAAGGAACAACCCTTTGTAACACGCGACTATGTCAGGCACGCCGCTCCGTCCAAATCCACCCGTAACGGGGTAGAAGTAGTATGCGCCCATCTTCTTTAGGTAGTTGGTCACTACCTTCTTTACTTTAGCTTCTGGTGTGGTTGCCATTGTTGATCTCCGTGTGTGGTAACTGGCATAAATGGGAGGCGGTTGTACGCCCCCCAAAGTTAAATTGGTAGTGTGTCACTACCTATCAGCGTAAATCCAATAGGTAGTCTTGTCGATCCTATGACCTACACCCTCTATAGGTTTGGTCGGTGGTGTAGGGTCAACAAGCATAAGGGTAGCAATACGTTCTTGAACCCATTCTGGAGTGTCGTTTATACTGTCATATACCCCTAAACCTGTCGAGTCAATAGGCCCTAGATCAAAGGACATTACAATAACCTTATTTGTGGTGGGATGTATTGTCACGCGGTACGTAGTAGCGTCACTTGCGCCTACGCTCACTCGCTCTCACCTTTAATGTAAAACATATTCTCAGCGGCACGATACCCAACGCCCGAAACGTACTGGCCTGCCTCCACCATTGACAGCACAGATATTGCACCCATCAAACTCTCTGGTAGTTCTTCCTGTGTGTACACTAACTTGTTCTCATTGCTGTCGTCGAAACGAAACAACCTAGAGTTGTCGCCCACGTCAGAAAACCCACGGAATACATTTGCCCCTTGGGATTGTACTACCTCGATAAAAATATGTTTTGCCTCGTGAAGCGCACTGCTTTCTTTATGTTCATCAATCGCGACAAACGCTTCGGTTAGCAGTACTTCGAGTTCCTTGTCAAGAAACACGTAATCTGATTGCAGTATACGCTTGAGTTCTCCCTGCAGTGGGTTAGGGATACGCGAACCAAGCCTCTTAGCTCTGAAAACATCGGTGTCGATTTTAGCTGTGACCTTGTTCGCCTTAGTACTTGCTGTATCCTTCACGCGATGTAGTGCAGAAGTAAACTCACGTTGGGCTTGCTTTAGAACCTGCTTGGGGGTCAACGGACGTAGGTATTTTGCCGCGTTGGAGACACCCTTTTCTCCACGCATTGCGCTAGACATGTAGCGTTTCATACCATACGAGTACTTCCTGTTGAGTATGTTGGGCGAGAACACGGCGTAACGCCTGTCTTGTTCGCCTGTATCGTTCATATAATCGTACGTAATATAACCCATAGCGTAGGTATCCTGTGGGCGATAAACCCACAAGGACGTATCGGACCTCGGCGAAGTTTTGTAACCGAGTACCTTCTCTTTGAGGCTACTACCCATAACATTTACTTCTAGTTGTTGTGCATTTAAACCGTTAGTGAGCCGATCTATAGAGCCTTTACCAATATCGCCAACGATATCTGATACTAATTTTAATCCTAGATTTTCCATAGTTGTTCTCCTTACTTTTTTACGAACCCGAGTTCTGTGTTGATGAATGTATTGAAGCGTGACCGTACAGTAGACACATCTTCTTTAGTCTCTAGCTTTTTGAGTAGAGGCGTGTTGTTGAAGCTCCAACTCCCTTCACCTGCAGTGTAGCAGTTGCCAGCAAAGTATACCCAAAACGCTAGTCGTGCGGTGTGCTGATCGTCCTGCACAATCTCACGTCCTATTTTTGCATCTACCTGTCGCCAGTACACGCCATGCTCATTTCTATAGACTTCGGCTAGTATCTCTCCCTGCTTAGATGTGTACTCGTGGTCGTCCAATGCTAGTAGGGGTGACATAGCCATGCCCCATTCAAAGAACGAACTGATTGCATCTTTGAACTTAGCCTTGGCTTTCTTGTTCACACGCGGGCCTTTTGGTATTGGACGTCCTGTCCCCTCAACATGTACCCAGTCAGTACCAGAGAACCTATCTTTACTCTCGACTTTGTTGAACACTAAGGCAGAGTTGTCGTCGTGTACCATGGCCCATTTTTTAGCTTTCGCCGCATAATGATTATCGTTTGCGCTAAGCTTTATACCTTCATAGACACTACGCGGCGTGGTATGGGTCTTGGCTAGGTAGTGCCGTCCATTACCGCTTACCATTGTCTTAGTCACATACTGTTTACCATTGTCGATACGAAACCCCAAACCTTTCGGTGTGTGTCTGTCTATGAAAGCATAACGTGAGTTGTGTGCATGGTCTCCATATCCGTTGCGTATTGTGACTTGTTCTGTGCCATCACGTTTCTTGCGCCATATAATAGGTGCATACTTCTCCATGTCCTTTAGTGTAGGTACAAACTCAGTCTGTGAAGCATAATAGCCCCAACCCCAGTTAAAGTGTTCGTCACCAAAGTGAAAGCCATCTGATAGTGCATAGCAGTTGTTGCTGATCTTCACGATACGTTCGTACTTACGTTTGCGATCACCCATGGGTCTGATGTCTTTACCCTTGTTAGTGCTACCGCCCATTGGTTTTATGCTTTCGTAGTGATACACTACCTCGTCGAAGCTATTGAATGATGAATATGTTAGTGCCATTTGTTTTTATCCTGTTGTTTAATATTGTTGGTTAGTTTAAATTATCTGTGTGGGCAGTTATTGCCCACACGAAGCTCCCTCGTCTTCATCGTCGTCGTCACGTTCTATCTCACCTAGACCACTACAGTTGTCGCAATCGACCCATGTCTCGAATGGCTCATACGTATCGCCAGTCCACTTGAACTCCTCGCCTGTAACTTTGCCTTGGTGATATGTGTCCTTACACTCAGGACATTCGATGAAATGCTGTTGCTCCTGCAACCCGACTACATAGTTTCCAATTTTACTCATTTACATCTCCCATTAATATATAATTTTCCAAAACATCAATTACGTTTGCGATGCAATCCCCGATAGTAGTGTCTGTACCATCACCATCTTTTGCCAGTACACCAAACTTATGTACCTTAGACCTTTCGCGTATGTCATACATATCGCAAAGAGCGTCTTCTATTGCTTCGTTACTCATTTACATCTCCCTTGATTTAATATGTACACATTTGCCTACGTCTGGCACTTTGTGCTTGTTGTCGATAACGCACCACAACACAGGCATAGTCCACTGACCCCAACCCCTGTATAGGTCGCCATCAGTAATCACGATACACGCTTGCGCGTTGATGCTTTCTTCACGGATGTACTCAGTCACACATTCTACATCTGTACCACCACCGCCTTTCGGCTTAGTAGATTGTACAAGTGTATCGAGTTCGTGCGTGTCATACGTTTCGTCACGACATATCTCTGTGTCCCAATACAACAGACGTACTTTATCTGGACGTACTGTGTCACATATTGCTTTGACTTCGGAAAGAAACGCGGTGACTTCGGTCTGTCCGATTGATCCAGACGTGTCGATTGCGACCACCAGTTCCCCGACCTTTTCACTGACACCACTCGGCATGTAGATACCACTACTCAGATACCTGCGGTTAGGTCGGCGGTATGTAGAGTAGTCACTGCCTGTACAAGTAGTCTGCACAAACTCACGCAACACTTCACGCCAATCGACTTGTGGTTCTAGCAAATCTTCTAGGTCACGATCACCACCACTGCCCATCTTACCTGCAACCAATGCACCTTGACGTACTGCCTCGTCGATCTCTCTTGCGAGTTCGCGCTGTTCATCGTCGGACATTTCTTGTGCGCCTTCCCAATCGTGTGTGTCGAATGGTTTGTGTCCGTTCGGTAGTGTCTCACTACCATCTTCTAGCGTACCTACAGCTGTGTTATGTGAACCAGTAGTTTCATTATCTTGCGGTTGGTCTTTACGCAACAAGTTGTACACCTGTGCGGTATCCAGACCTGCATACTTACGATCATAGCAACCGTTCACAAGCTCGCCTGTCATAGTAGCGAAACCATCTTGGTAGTTATCATCTACAATCTTTAGATTGATAACGTAGTCACACGCCATGTTTGCGAGTTCTGGGTCTTGCAAGTATAGATGTTTCCATGTGGTCAAGTGGCGGAACAACTTGTGATACACTTCATGCAACACCAAGAACCTAAGCTCGGCATCGTTGAGTCTGCTTACAAACACACGTCCATAGCACTCGTCACGTCCGTTGGTATACGCTGTTGTAAATATGCCGTCTGCAAGATCGTCTACAATACAACGATCCCCGATCATCAGCACACCTGCAAGATAGACATACTTCGGACTGCCCATGATGGACACAACGGCTTTTGTCAGCCGTTGCTCCTCAGTTAGTTGGTTTACCATTAACATTTTATTTCCCCCATCCAAACAGGCGGTTAAACCAACTGCGCTTGGGTTCTGTTGCGAGGTACACACGCGCACGTTCTTCGCGCATTTCCAAAGTTTGCTCGAGCGTGTTGTACACCTGTTTAGTATCCATACCTTCGTACCAATCGCCATGCTCACCGAACTCGATGCCGTGCTTGGCAAAAGCTATATCTATAACTTCACTAAACGTAGGCTCGTTACGTCTCAACGCAAACGCACGTTGGTAAATTGCCTGTGTTGATCGACCCATGATTGAAGCAACCTCACTGTTAGGTATACCATTTTCACGAAGTGTCGTGAGGATATCATCCTCTTTGTCTGTCCATCTTTTACCCATTTGTTTTTTCCTTATGGTTATGTTTTATTGCTTTGCCACCGCGTGCGCCGCTTATCTTACTATGGCCTGCATGCTTAGACGGTTTTTGACGTTCGATAAGCATAGTGTTTGCTTTCTTATCCAACTTGAGTTGTTCTTCCCACCTAATGCGGTACGCGTCTTCATACTCCTCACGCGTCATTTCTCTCTCCTTTCGGTTGACACCACGACAGCGATTAATGCGCCCACTGCCGAAGTAAATTCTTGTTTGGCCTCGGCTTCTGCTTCGGCTTCTGTGGCGGCGAGTACACAGACAACTCGTGACACCAACCCTTCCACGGTTACGTTGTAGCTTTTTTCCATGATTATACCTTATCTGCTGTGTATAGGTGGTTGTTATCCATAGCCCAATCAGTGAACTTCTTGTTCGTCATAACCATTGACTGCTTGGAATAGTTCTTTGCGCGTACCCCATTGGCAAACATAGCCTGTGCTTCTGTATCGAGGCGCGGTAAGTAATCCATCCAACTGTTGATCCAATCTTTGTCCAACGCGGACATAGTTCTATACACAACCATACATATAGCGGCGGCGCTGTCGGGCACTTTGGCGGTAAGCGGGCTGTCTTTGATAGACTGCAAGGTAGGTAGCTGATCGGATAGTGACACAAACGCCATCAAGTCCATCGCACCACGATCACCAATCGTACCCATCAAGGCGGCGGTCAAAGTAATATCGTCGATACCTTCGCGCGACTTCAATATGTCAGATGCGGAATGTAGTGAGCGAGGTGTAACAAAGGCGGCGCGTTGCGCTCGCGGATCAAATATGTATGGGTTCTCAGATGGGTCTTTAATATCTTCGAACGAGGCCATCAAGTGTGGATTATCTTTGACCCAACCAAGTAGGCTGTGATCTATGCCGTTGTTGATACCCCATTCGATCCAGTCCATGTGATCTGTTTTCTTGATCTGCACCACAATCATACGGTTACGTACGTGTGGTGGTAGTATGTCACCAACTCCTTCGCTACCTTTGTTTGTTGTAGCAAAGACAACACTGTCAGGGTGTAGTGTGTAACTACCAATTTGTCTCTCTTGAATGAGACGTAGCATAGCGTTCTTCACTGCTTGGTTCGCCTTGCCAATCTCGTCGAGCATAAGAATAATCGGCCCATCTAAGTGTATGCCTAGTTCTTCGTTAGGAATCATACGGACGCAACCATCACGTTCGATAGACTGCATGGACGGTATCATAATATCGCCAAGGTCTTTTGTGGTTGCATCGAAATATACTTTGCGATGCTTTGGAAGTTTATCTCCTATCATGTGTATCATAGATGATTTACCGTTGCCCATATCACCTTGAGCAAGGACGGTTCGTCTGTGACCCACCGCTACGATTAGATCGACGCATTGTGGTAAGTTTATTTGGTACATTGAGTGTGCTTGATTAGTCATGTTGTTCTTCCTTCTTGTTTATATATCTAATGACGGTAGTGTTTTGATAATGGCGTCGACCTTCACTTTGGTTTTGGCGCGGAACGTATTGTCGTCACGCAATACCACGACGGATACACCATACATTGCGTCTTCTAGTTTGCTTGCCATGTCAGACATCTGGGTAGACTGCGTAACATTACACACACGTAGTAGTTCTATCATGGCGGTGACGTTAGGAACGAGCGTATCACGAAATACTTTCTTGTCCTCTTTACCGCTGTAGTCTAGGCGCTCAGACATATTTGTCAGTGCCTTGTGTAAACGTGTCCACACGTCGTTCATAGCTACGTTGTATTGTTTAGAGTAGAAGTCGCTGTACTCCTTACGCATTTCTCGTAGTGCATCGTTACTTACATCGACACGGAAGTCGCCGACATCTGGCAACGGCATGTAGTTTATACGGAACGCAAACTTGCTGTTCAGACTTTCTACTGTGGGGTAGTCCTCACGCAAGAACAAAGTGCCAAGCTCTAGCTGTACATCTACCACTGTGTCGTTGTACGCGGTCAAGAATTTGTTCCTCAAGCTCTCAAACTCATTCTGCATTTGGGACATAGCTTCGGTATATTTGAAGTACTGCGCTGTAGGTAACAGACGCAAACCAGAGTTAGACCAAGGCATCGTCATATTTGAGTGCATACTGCGAGCCGATGTGACGCAACCGCGTAGCGCGCTAAGTTCATCACAATCACCGAGTAATTGTTTGTAGACGTTTGCGACACCCTTCTTTGCATGAGCATCTTCTGTGACTTTAGTGGAAGCCCGCTTGTCTTTCTTGCGACCTGCCCATGAGGATATGTTGACTTCTACAAGCATTGCAGATGAGGCGAGTGTTGGTGCATCAGTTAGTAGTGTGTCACTACTCGCGGTGGTTAGTTGGTGTACGTTGTTCATTGTTACTCTCCTGTGTATTTGTTGAGACCCTTGAGGTCGTTGAGATTGGTGACAAGTGTTGCGCCTTGCTTGTGCGCGATGGGTGCGATACACCAACCTGCGCGTTGCTTAGTCGCTTGGTATTCGCCACAGTCTAAACAGAAGTTGTACCCAAGTTGTTTTCGGCGAAGGTCGTAAGGCTGGTCGCATGATATGCAGTGAGCTTTGATAGGCATGATAATCTCCATTTGATTGGTTGGTTTATATTGGTAGTGAAACACTACACTAGGTAGCGAAGCCTGATGATGAGACCACACACGTTGGACATCACACCAGAACATATACTACTATACCATAGCATATAAGGAATGTCAAGCTTTCTGAGTGTGTCCTGTGGTGAGACGTGGTGTCAGGTGGTACATGATTGTGTAGCGTAGTGAGACACTACTGTGTTGCTGGGTAATGTTCCGTGCTAAGTTATTGATATGATTACAATGTTCCGATGGGGTTTTGTAATGTTCCACATGGTGTATCTGTAAGTGCTTGATAATAAACGAATGTTCCAATGTTCCTAATGTTCCGTCATTTTTTGGGTGTTCTGGGATTTGTGCTGGGGGCTTACATCGCATTATAGATGGGGGGTCGCGTAGGAAGTGTTATATTTTTTTATATGGAACATTAGGAACATTAGGAACATTATAGTAAAATCAATGACTTATTTTTGCCTACTGTGGAACTTCTTGTGGAACATTAGGAACATTATAGTGGAACATTATAAAAATAAGGCCTCTGCATACATGTCGTGTCGCAAAGCTGCTCGGAGAACTGGTATAGATATAGTAGTGGTTCACTACCTTATTAGAGAGTCTTGTCACACGACGTACATAAACATACGAGAAGATGTACACACGAAGTACGATGTGTCGCAAAGCTGCTCGGAGAACTGGCATAATTAAGGTAGTGGGTCACTACACATACTGGCGGGTGTCGTAACAAGCCGATTCCGATGTGTCGCAAAGCTGCTCGGAGAACTGGTATAATTAGTACCCAAAATCTAGACACAAAAAAAGCGCCGAACCTTTCGGCTCGACGCGTGTAGTTATCGGTGTATTAAAGTAAAAGCCATTTGACGTGGGAACGTCTCGCCATGTTCTTTCATTATGCGACGTGTCTTCAATAGATAAGTAAAGTCTGCTTTGTGAAAACGTGTCTCCAAGTAATTCATATTACGTTCGAATTTCTCGTCGTCCCATTTAGCGATAATGTCTAAAGCGGCTCGGTGTATTCTTTGCATTGTTTTGTTTCCTGTAATTGATTGATAGTGTGGGGCGGCCTAGACCGCCCCAGTTTAGTTTAGCGGATTGATTTAACCATCGCTCGTAGTTGCGATATCATAACATCCAAATCCATAGTTGTTTCGAATACCTCTGCTTTTTGTAAGCGGGTTATTACTTTGCCTAGTTCACCTTTGGCAATCGCTTCAGACGATCTTGTCCTAGCATCAGCACCTTGCTTACCGCTTGCTATCTCAGCGTCGATCTGCTCTCTATTCTTTAGTTGCGTTTGCAATCCACCGATTATAGAGTTCGGTTGTCTTGCCCAGTATGATCTATTTCGACCATCGACCACTTTATCACCGGCCGCTTTTGGCGATAGCTCACAAAGCTCTTTAACTCCGGCTGGAAATCCACTCGCTATCATTTGCTTACACCATGTGAACATCTCCTCGGTTGCTGTTGAACCTTTTGAAGTGTTGCTGATTAGGTCAGTGCTTTTGAACCCGCCTGCTTTAAACATATCAAGAACCTTTGTAAGCTTCTTATCTTGGCCGACTACGCCTTTACTAAACTTGGCAATCTCAGCACCTAGCTCGGCGCCTAGCATTGGGTGGTTAGTTTGATGTGGTAGTATGTCTATCATTCGTGTCATGGTATATCCTTTCGAGAATATATATCTTAGCGTCACAGTATGTTTCGCTTTTGATAACACCAGTATACGTGTTTGTGTGTGTTATGTCACAGTATTAGAGGGTAAATGGTAGTAGATCACTACACATACGACACCCCACCTACCCCTATCCCCCCTGCACACCCGCACTATACCCTCAACTCTATAATACTATTCTGCGCAAATATTTTACGTTTCCACGAAATTGGGGCCCCCCTACCTAACTTTTTGATGCCCGTGACTACCCCACCCCCTCGTATATAGAAACGCCTATTATCAAACTGGATTGAAATGCTGTAAAAAATTTTGTATAGTCCCACAAACGAGGGCTAAAAATGACTATACATATTGAACCTGAGCGCGGAGTACCGACCCGCAAAGCTCCGGACATGCAGGACCTTGCAATCAAAACGTCCGCAGCTGCGAAGACGGTAGAATACCTGCATGCCAACGGGCTAAAGGTTGAAGCAACCAGTGCAGACAAGGATACAGCAGCGGCGTTAGCCGTATCTTACGCTGAGAACCCTCACAAAACATCCAAAGTTGCAACGCCTAAGCGAGTGGCCCAGTTGACACCCGCGACTTTACTGTTGACAGACAGAATCCTGAAGGATTTCGGACACTCTGTAGTGAAAAGTGCAACGCAAGTACGCCACTTAGTGACAAATAAGCTGATCGAGGAGACCGAAAACCCTGACCCACGCATACGGATACGTGCGTTGGAGCTGCTAGGTAAGATATCAGACGTTGGGTTGTTTGCTGAGAAGTCTGAAGTGACCGTAACGCACCAAACATCGGACGATCTGAAGGATAAACTACGCGAAAAGCTGTCTAGGTTGGTAAACCCCAGTGAAATTGAGGATGCGATCACGATTGACGGCGCTATTATCGACGTAGATAAGGAGTTGGGCCTCAATGTCTAGCAATTTAGCTAACTTAGCTAAAGATATGGACTTCTCACCGGAGGATATCCAGCGCATACTGGACAATCTAGACTCGTTTAGCCCCGAAGAGCTTGTCGAGATCGACACAATCGTGGGAGAACTCTCCACGCGGAAGGCAAATAAGGCGGCGCATGACGATCTCATAGAGTTTTGCAAGGCGATGATGCCGGGGTTCATAGTAGGGAAGCACCATAGAATCCTCGCAGACATGCTTATGTCGATTGAATCTGGAGATGAAGACCGTATATGTGTCAACATTCCACCACGACATGGTAAGTCACAGCTTGTGTCTATTTTCTTCCCTGCATGGTTCTTAGGTAGGAACCCAAACAAAAAAGTGATGATGGTGTCACACACCACAGACTTAGCGGTGGATTTTGGGCGTAAGGTTCGTAACCTTATTGCCGTAGAGGAGTACAAATCTATATTTCCAGAGGTTTCTCTTGCGGTAGACAGTAAATCAGCTGGTAGATGGAACACAAATTTTGGAGGAGAGTATTTTGCGTGTGGTATTGGTTCTGCTTTGGCTGGGCGTGGCGCTGACCTATTGTTGGTCGACGACCCTCATTCTGAACAAGATGTTATCAACGGCAACTTTTCCGTCTTTAAAAAAGCTTACGAATGGTTTACCTTCGGTGCCCGAACACGACTAATGCCCGGGGGGCGTGTAGCTATCGTGCAGACTAGGTGGCATATGGACGACCTAACAGGTCGTGTGACCAACGATATGGTTAAGAATGAGGAGGCTGACCAGTACGAAATCGTTGAGTTCCCTGCAATTTTAGACTCTGAAGACAAAGAGGGTAAACCAATAGAGAAGCCCCTATGGCCGGAGTTCTTTGATCTTGCGGCGTTAAAGCGAACCAAGGCCTCAATGCCTGCGTTCCAGTGGAACTCGCAGTACCAGCAGCAGCCCACATCCGAAGAAGCTTCTATTGTGAAGCGTGAATGGTGGAACATTTGGGAGAACGACAAGCTCCCGTCGGTTGAGTACGTAATTATGTCCCTAGATGCCGCGGCAGAGAAGCATAACCGGGCCGATTACACCGCACTTACCACTTGGGGCGTGTTCTTTCACGAGGAAACAAGTTCACACAACATTATTCTACTTGACAGTATAAAAGAACGGCTGGAGTTTCCTGAGCTCAAGGAGCTGGCGATGGAACAGTACAACCACTGGGACCCTGACGCGTTCATTGTGGAGAAGAAAAGTTCTGGTGTAGCACTCTACCAAGAGATGCGACGCATGGGCCTGCCTGTCACCGAGTACACACCCCACCGAGGGACTGGTGATAAGTTAGCACGGCTTAACTCTGTGTCAGATATTATTTCTTCAGGCATGGTCTGGGTACCCGCCACTCGTTGGGCAGACGAGCTCGTAGAAGAAGTGGCTGGGTTTCCATTCATGTCAAACGATGACTTAGTCGACAGTACGGTTATGGCTCTCCTAAGATTCCGTCAGGGTGGATTTATCCGTTTACCTACGGACATGGAGGACGATGACTCATATTTACATCGTAAGGCGGCGTATTACTGATGGGGATGACATACGTGTATATGTGTAGTATGGCTATCCACAGGACGTTGGTAGCGTCCGTGAGGACACTTCGTACCGAACCTCCCTCGTTAGTTGTGTCCTCACCCTACGAAGATAGCTTTCTATTTAGGCACTATATCTGCTATAGTGCCCTCAAACGAACCGAGTGAGGCAAGAACATGGCAGTCGAAAAACCTATGGAACCTAGTGATATTCTCTTTGAGGAGAACGAGCTAACCCCTGATTTAACTATCGAAGTGGAAGACCCAGAAGCTATAGAAGTTGTTATGGATGACGGGTCTATTGTGGTTGAGTTTGGTGATACACCTGAGATGGACGAAGATATTTCTCACGATTCCAACCTAGCTGAATTTATTGACGACGACGAACTCGAGGAAATAGCAAGCGAGCTAATAGAACACTTTTCCTCTGATCGTGAATCTCGCAGTGAATGGGCCAGTGCCTATATTAAGGGTATGGACCTTCTCGGTATGAAGGTAGAGGAGCGTACCGAACCGTGGAACGGAGCTTCTGGGGTGTACCACCCTATGATGACCGAAGCGGTGATTAAATTCCAAGCGCAGGCGATGGGAGAACTTCTCCCAGCAGCAGGACCCGTACGCAGCAAGATTGTAGGCAAGATGACATCTGAGAAGTTTGAGCAGGCACAACGTGTCGAGACCGAACTTAACTACCTTATTACTGAAAAGATGCCGGATTACCGTGACGAGATGGAACAGATGTTGTTCAAACTCCCGATGGCTGGCTCCGCATTTAAGAAAATCTACTTCGATCCTATAACAGAACGTCCTGTGTCCCAGTTTGTTCCTGCAGAAGACCTTGTAGTATCCTACGGCGCGTCTAATTTACGAACCGCGCCACGATTTACGCATGTTATGAAGCAAACACCTGAAGAAGTACTTAAACTACAGGTAAACGGCTTCTACCGTGACGTCGAACTGCCTGAAGCAACTAAAGATGTCACTGACATTGAAGAGAAGTACAACGAACTAGAAGGTTCTGAAGCTACTTACTCTGACGACCCACGACATACTGTTCTAGAAATGCATGTAGATTTAGACCTACCTGAGCCTTTCGATGATGTAGACGGTGTTTCACTGCCGTATGTAGTAACGATTGATAAATCGTCTAGCGTAATTCTAGCTATCCGTCGAAATTGGTATGAAGAAGACAGCAAGCGCGAGAAGCGTATGCACGTCGTACATTATCCGTATTTGCCCGGTATGGGTTTCTACGGTACAGGGCTTATACACACGCTAGGGGGCTTGACCAAATCTGCTACCTCTATAATGCGTCAGCTTATTGATGCAGGTACGTTATCTAACCTCCCAGCAGGCTTTAAAGCCCGAGGCATGCGTATCACCGGGGACAACACCCCAATCATGCCGGGTGAGTTTCGTGACGTGGACGTGCCAGCTGGTACGATTAAAGAGTCCATTGTACCCCTTCCTTACAAAGAACCATCAAGCGTACTCTACTCACTACTTGGGAACGTCGTAGATGAAGGAAGACGTATTGCGGCGGTAGGTGACATCCAAATGGGTGATATCAACGCTCAGGCTCCTGTAGGAACGACTTTGGCGCTTATGGAGCGTTCTATGCAGGTAATGTCGGGTATTCAGGCTCGCTTGCACGCAGCGATGAAACAAGAGCTTCGTATCTTAGCTAGGATCGTACATGATTACATGCCTTCTGAGTACGCGTATGAGATGGACGAACCCGCAGATCGTATAGCAGACTTTGATGGCCGGGTAGATGTCATCCCAGTGTCTGATCCTAACGCGGCTACAATGGCGCAACGCATAATGCAGTATCAAGCTGCACTTCAACTGGCCCAGCAAGCACCACAAATGTACAATATGGGCAAGCTGCACCGTCAGATGCTCGAAGTTCTGGGTATTAAAGACGCTGACGATATCATTACGTTAGCCGAAGATATTAAACCCGCTGACCCAGTAACTGAGAATATGGCTATCTTAAAACAAGAGCCGGTCAAAGCCTTTGCTTATCAAGACCATGAGGCGCATATCCAGACTCATATGATGGCGATGCAAGACCCTAAGATCATGCAGATTGTGGGGCAATCACCGTTCGCGAGCGCAATTCAGTCCGCTATGATGTCTCACATTACGGAGCACGTAGCGCTACAATATCGTGTAGAGATACAGAAACAGCTAGGCGTAGAACTTCCAGACCCAGAGGCACCGTTACCAGAAGATATAGAGCTTCAGGTCTCACGACTGTCCGCGAAAGCTGCAGAGAAGCTGTTCCAAAAAGGCCAAGCCGAAGCAGCTGCAGAACAAGCCGCTGCACAGCAGGCTGATCCACTTACTCAGATTCAGCAACGCGAGTTGATGATTAAAGAGACTGAGTTGAAGCACAAGATCGAGATGGATAAGCTGAAGATTAATATCGACGCTATGTCCAAGCAAGAGAACGCCCGACTACAACAGGCACGTATCGACTCCGAAGAGGAGAAAGAAGCGGCACGTATTGGCGTTAAGGTTGCAGAGCTTGAAACAGATCAGAAGGAGTCCGCGGCGCGTCTAGCTATGGACATTGCAGAGAAAGTGAACCTCGATGGCTGATAGTATATTTCATACCATGCTTACACGGCTCGAAGAAAGCCGCACCTCTATCGCCGAACACCTAGCGGAAGGCGGCGCACAAAATCAAGAGACTTACTGGAGGCTAGTAGGTAAATACGAAGCCTTAACTACTATACGTAACGATGTTAAAGATATTGAGAAGAAGTATATTGAAGATTAGGCATCATACGTGTAGTTATACGACATAACGTGGAATAATCCATGCAAAAGGCGCTGTGAGCCTTTAATCACTGCAGGAGACTAAGATGTACGCTACCGACAAAATAGATGACGAGCAGCTACTGGCAAAATTACCCGAACCGAAAGGTTATAAGCTGCTTATCGCAATCCCAGAACTTGAGGGTAAAACAGATGGGGGCGTTTATATGCCCGATGCTTTAACCAAGATGGAAGAAACTGCTACCATTATTGGGTATGTTATAAGTATAGGTACTGGAGCCTATACAGACAAAAAACGTTTCCCTGACGGTCCATGGTGCGAAAAAGGTGATTTTATTATCTTCCGTTCGTATTCAGGTACACGTTTTAAATTACACAACAGAGAGTTCCGCATTATCAACGATGATACTGTTGAAGCGGTGGTTGAAGACCCACGGGGGTATAGCAGAGCATGATTGACAAGAATACAATAGTCGAGAACGAAGAACTCGAAACAGACACCGTTGAAGTAGATATGTCCGACGACGGTGACTTTGAAGTGGAGATCGAAGATGATACTCCAGACGCAGATAAAGGCCGTCCACGCCGGGCAGCTGACGCAGAGGCGGATATTCCAGAAGACGAAGAACTTGAAAAGCACAGTGAATCGGTACAGAAGCGTATCAAGAAGCTAAAATTCGAGTTCCATGAAGAACGTCGCCGTAAAGAAGAAGCTGAACGAGAACGTGAAGTCGCAGTTCATTACGCTGAATCGCAGAAGAACGAAGCTACGCGTCTCCGCAAAAACCTTTCTGAAGGTGAAGGCGTGCTGGTTAACGAAGCCAAGGCACGTGTAGCATCGGAACTTAACAGCGCGAAACGAGCTTACAAAGAGGCGTATGAGGCTGGAGATACAGATGCCGTGCTCGAAGCACAGATGTCGCTATCTAAGCTACAGATGGAAGCTGATCGTGTAGAGAACTGGAAACCGGCGCAACGGGCTGTGCAAGACCAGTCTGAAGCTCCAAAAGCAGCACCTCGGGTTCCTAAACCAGACCGCAAAGCGCAGGATTGGGTAGCCGAGAACGACTGGTTCCAGAAAGATACAAGCATGACACGATACGCTATGCTCGTACATGAAGAACTATTAGAGACAGGCGTTGATTCTACAACGGATGTGTACTATAGTAAGATAAACGAGGCCATGCGGTCTCGATACCCAGATCGCTTTGCGGACGTGGAACCCGAGGTTCGACAACCACAACGTAAGGCTGGCTCCGTGGTGGCCCCGGGTGGTAG